AGAACATGTGTGCCTCATTGGTTTAGCAGTATTTCATCTTGTTGAAAGTATAGCGCACTAAATCTTCTTTGTCAAGCCCTTTTTTCTCTTTGTATGCAATATCGAGAAGAATCTGATTTATATTTGTTCTATTGCCATAAAGATAATTAAGCATTTCAGCGTATCTTAAAAGATATATATTAAAATTTTTATTATAAAGTTCTTTAAAATCAATTTCTGAATATATTTCTCTGTCAAAAGATTGGGCTGTTGATATTTTAATACTTTTACAAGTTGACATTTTTTGACCACTAGTAAAATAAACCGGCTCTTCTTTTAATAAAATTAAGTAAGATTGAAAGATGGATTCAAAAAATAGATTTTTCTCTTTTTGGCTTCCCTCGATAACATCAAAATTGTCTTCAAAGAACTTTTCCTTTGTTATCCCTTTTAAATGTTCTTTTGTGGGTTTTAGGTTTAAATCCATTGCAAATCGCCATGGCGCATTCGCATCGTACCTAATTCCATTCAAAACCAAGAAAGATATAACTCGATTATACATTGCATATTGAAAAAAATCTTTATATTTTGCAGCATTGTCATCATATGGCGTTTCATTTAGATTTGAAGTTTCAAAGATTAGCCCTGAATTTAAAACAGAGTTTTTAGTGCTTAATATATATTCATTGAATAAGACATCTTTTTTAATCTTATTAAGTTTAACTAACTTTACTACAATGTTAAGATAAGAAAAGAAATCTTTAGCAGTATCTTTAATATTTGTACTATCATCTATAACTTGTTCTACATATGTTTGGTAAATAGAGTCACTTGCATACTCAATGTAAGATTCTTCTATATCTCTTCTTCTTTCAGCACCTTTTGCAATTCTGAAAACATTTAAAAACATAGAGACACCTTGCTGATTGGTAGCAAAAGCTATTCTAAACTCTTCATAAAATTTTATATACAGTTCTAATAAATTTTTATTAATATATATATTATCCACTTCAGCAAATTTATAAGGCACCACCTCTAAAGATGATTGTTTTGGAAGAATAGCTCTATTATTCATATCAACTTTTCCAAAAAATAGATTTTTATCTAAAAAGTCAAAACCTCTAGGAACCCATATGGGCGTTCCAAATGCTTTGTAGACGGCCCTGTCTCGAAAAGATCTTTTGATTGGGCTCGCGTTATTGTTCCCAACAACAGCAATATTTCCATTAAAATAGACTTCTCTTTTAGGATCTTGTAGGAAAGATTCTTTAATATGTTCAGTTTCGCCCTCTGGGCTGATATATAATATTTTCGGATCTAATTTTTCCATTTTACAGCCCTAGTTTAGTTTAAAACCTTCTATTTGGTTAAACTGTTCTTCTAATTTTTTGTAAGAAGTTTGCTTGTCCTTGCAAGGTTGGATTTTGTTTTTCTTCTGAGCATTGACCTTTTTTATTGGCGTGGGAAATAAACTTTGACCATCGCCAAAGCCTACCCATCGAGTTGAGACGTTTGTATTAAATTCTCCAGATTTAATTGAGTTTGATACCTTTGTTACAACAAAATAGCCACCCAAACCTAAAGCACGAGCAATACTGACCGGCTTTGTTACATCTCCCATTCCTACAACTGTGGGATCTATATATAACAGTTGACCCGGAATAAAGGAGGCATTTCCATATGAAACTATATCGGCATTATACACCCTTCTAAATACGTCCAATTCTCTTGCTCTCTTTTGATCGTTCAAAAGAGCTTCTTCTAGGTAATCTGCCTGTGCTTTATTAAAGTTAATTTCTTTGACGATTCCATCATCTTGAGCAATATTTAAATGGAAAACTCCTGTCTCAAAATCTTTAATCCTATTTTTAACTCTGACATTCATTGCTTGGTTTGTAGTTGTTATAAAGAGATAGTTAGTTAAAGAAATATTTTCATTGTCAGGATCTGCTTCTTTAAAATTAATTTCATTTAATGCCTTCTTTGTCATTCTTTTTTTATAAAATGGAGTCTTTGAAAGAGGGGCATCTGCTTTATCACCGGTGAAGATTTCTGGTGCTTTATTTGCTGTTTTAGGGATCCTGACAGTAAAAAAGGACATCTCGACTTTGTTTCTTCCAAAGTTTTTAAAATAATCATCATCTATAAAACAATTATTACCTAGTGCCAAATTAACTAACTGAGTAACAAGCAATCTAATAAAATCTTTTAAAAGAAATTGTGATTTCCCAGCATCAATGACGTGCTTTATAAACCAAGCATTAAACAAATTATACGAAACTGGTAAATCTGCTAATGATATTATCTTCTTTTGTGCTTTGTCGCCTTGATAAGTCGGTATAGAAACATTTCCAAAAACTATTTTCATACTTGATAAAATAGAGTTTAAATTTGATTGACCTGTTATTCCCTTCCCAGTTCCTCCGTAAATAGAGATACAAGCATCAATTGTTGCATCAACTAAATCGCCCAAAAAACAATACTTAACTGTTGTCGTTGCAAGCCCATCATTCCCAGACTTGGCAACATCGGTAATCAAAGATTTTTTAAGTTTTGTAATTTGCTCATTATATTCTTTTACTTTTTTTGAATTTTTTCTTTTTTTAATTGCACCTGTTATACTGGCTGATATTCCACTTTTAAATACTGGCTTAAGTTCTCTTTTAAGACCTTTTGTTTCTAAACTTTGTCGGAGGGTTCCATAATTTATAACTCCTGTGGTAATATTGCTTCCGCCATATGTATTGGTAAACCATCCATCTTTTAGCATTATTTTTCCACTAGTAAATCCCAACTCTCTCTTATCTGCTTGAACTGAAAACACTCTTGTTCTTGCAACTTCTACATTTTTTGAATCTTTGACCATAATTTTTTTATGCAGTTGTCTATCTATCTCTCTTAGGACATTTAACCCACCTTGAGATTTCATTTTTGACATAAAATCAATTTTGTTTTTCATTTTCTTTAAAAGAGCCTCGTGATCTTTGTATTCTTTACTATTCCAAAGAATTTTTGATTTTTTCGGGGTACAGGCATCGCTTTTAGTTTGCTCATATATCTTTCTAGCTAATTTAAGATTTTCTTCTTGCTTTTTTTTGCTTTGTTTTGTTCTAGTGTCTTTGATAACGCTAATCTTTGCTAAATCATACTCCAAAGAACTTATATAGTTTATAGTTAAATTGACTGTGCCGTCTTGGCTAAATTTTAAATCGTGATTTCTCAGATTCAACCATAATGTTTTTGTGGATTTTGCTATAGCTCTGCGAACTTCACTTGCTCTTTGCACTGATTCGAACAAATGAGTATTTTTTTCTGGAAGGTGCCATCCAACATCCAGTCTCAATCGATAAGGCTCTCCGGCTCCACGACGACGAAATAAATCTAAATACGACAATCGGTTTGGATCTTCTGATATGCTTCTTTCACGAGTCAAAGTTGAGATAGACGAAAAAAAGAACTCCATATCAACTTGAATATACCTTTTTACCTCTGCTGGTTGTCCACCCAAAAGTTCCCAATTCACCCCTATAAGACCGGCTTCTCCAAATCTATCACTAGTTCCATCTAAAATCCTCTTTACATTATCTTTTCTAGTGTGGGAGTCAAAATAAAATTCTAAAATATTTTTGACTTTGCCATTTACAGGGTCCATTTCAACACGAAATAAATTAACCCTAGGAACAAGAGCAGATAATTCATATGTCTTGAGATCAAAAAGAGTTGCTATCTCATTTCCAATAAAATGTTTTCCAATTATTTCTGCGTGGTTTGGAGCATTTTTACCTCCGGGAAGGGCAATGTGATGCTTGTGAAGCGAGTGCTTCATAATCGTTTTTTTAAAAAAGCCAGATGGAATATTAGATGGGGATTGAGCGCCTTCTCTAATTTGATTGACCAACGATCCAACATTTGCAATCAAGAAACATTGCTCTGCGGTTCGAACTCGACTTAAATATTCATTTTTGTTAGCATTTTTTGTCTTACCAGACATTACTCAACTCCTAGTATGGATGTCACTACTTCCTTGTCAATCGGTATAAAAATTTCTTCACCAATGTCCAAATGATGTTCAGTGGGAACATTATTAAAAAGAGGTATAACCCACCAATAATTTACATCTCCATAATAGTCGTGAGCCAATTTGAAAAATCTATCCCCTCTAGACCAAATATAACTCTCATAATCTATACCTTGTAGATCTCGATCTGTTATTCTATTAAATCTTGGAGTTCCATATATAGAAATGGAGTCTTGTCCCCTTCTTTCTTTTACTTGTTTAAACATATCCCGCTTTGTTAGGACAGCACTAGATCTGTTTGCGTATCTATCTCCAGCCATATTAATGCTCCAATTTACTTTTTAATTCCGTGTGGGAAACTGTTGAACCCTTCTTTCTCTCTAACGGGCCCCTTTTTAACTATGTTGTTGTTTATTGATTTTATTTTTTGAATTTTTTTATTATTAACTTGTTTTACTTTAGTTGCTTTCTTTTTATAATGTTTTAGTCTCTTAGAACTAGCATTTAAATTCTTTTCAAACTGAACTTTATTGTTCGCCTTTGTTGTTTGATTTTTCAATTTAGCCGCCTTTGCATTGTTAGATATAATAGAGCCTTTATTTATAACTTTCTCAGTGCCCAGATCGTGCTGATGCAAGACTGTAAATTCACTCGACAGAGTAACCTCAATTGGGATAAAAAACTTATCAGAGGAAATATAATCTTCAAACTCTACATTTCGAACCAATGGTCTTCCATATGTGTCGTCAATCTTTTTACCCCCAGATAAAATCCCTGCTCGATCAACAAAATTTGGATTGACATTCAAAGAACCCGGAACAACAAGCAAGCCATTGTCTTGAACGTTTCCTGCACTGTATTCTACAAGTTGTTTTTTAATAATAGTATTATTTAAATTTACACTTTTGTTTGATGTGACAGACTTCTTTTCTAATGTAGTGGTTGAACTATCTGCAATCAAATTCATAAACTTCATCTTTAATAACGGAGGTGCCGCCAATGTTGTCGCTGAAAATCTTCCTGCGTCTTTTTGATCAAAAACAAATTTCTTATAAGCCGGATACATCATTTTTATATATTCTTGAACATTCTTCCAATTTTCATATGCTTCTGCGTGAGATTCCGCAACCGTCATCCAACTTAGGTTAATTTTTCTTTTTGTCCCTTGATAGGTTGCAATTGGGTCCATTCGGCCATAAACGTCCTGTTCATTAAAGTTTACGTTATATGCCTCGCTATAATCTGTAATAAAAGCTTTAAATCTTACTATCTTTTTCGTGGGCAAATGAAAAAACTCTAAATATATGCCATTATTGTTAACAAAGCTATCCGTGCCTGTTCTCATTCCGTGTGAAAAGTGTCTGGTTGTCATTTTAATACTCCTAGGCCCTGCCTTTGTTAAGGACTTTGTTTAAGTTAGAAGCGAATTCTTGGAGTGATGCTTCTGTTGCTTTGACATTATTATGATTAATAGTTAGTTCCAATTGAATTTTATTCTGCGCTCTTACATCAATAACTGCTCTCTTAAATGATTCTATCGCTTGTTGAGCCGCTTCGCCACTTGAACCTTTTATATTTCCAATACTCTCAAATACTTTAACTGTGTTGACCACAACATCAGCGCTGGTTCCTTCTATTTGTTTCAACGAAGATGCCAATATGCTAGTAGCCTTAGCCATTGCAGTTATCTTTGTAATTGTTTCCGAGGTGACAAGAGACATAGCAATTGCAATCCCTGTGATAAATGCCGCTAACATACTGCCTCCAAGTAAAGTAAAGATTCCACCAACTGCGCCAACAGCAGTAAGACCCAACATCGCGACAGATAACAATCCAATGCCTTTTGCAAACTGCAAGAGTGAAGGGCCGGTAGAAACCAGCAGTACAAACGCTTTTGCCAAAGTCATAACGCCCTCGGCAGCTAATTTAAAGCCAAATCCAGCCATTAGCACCGCGCCACCAACTAGAAACATTGCCGCTCCAAACGCCAACATAGGGCCAACAGCAGCGGAAGTTATTGCAATAGAGGAAGTTTTAGCCACATTGTTTGCGGCAGTCGCAGCAGTATCTGCTGTTTTAGCTTTAACTCCCAACAATGTACTAACTAATTCTTTCTTTCTATATGCTTCTCTTACAGTTTCAACTGCGAGAGAAGCTTTTGTAAAAAACAGATATGCTTTTTGCGCTGCGGTGTACGCAATCCATCCAAAAACAACAATTTTCAAAACGGGAGCTATAAATCTTAACCCTTGTAAAGTTAAGAGCAAAAGATCAACAACCGGCTTCATAACAACTGCTAAATTCTGCATTATAACTTGAAATTGTTGTTGAATATTATTTGTTGCTGCGGTTGCTTCTTTAAATTGTTCCACAGACATTCCCGCTTTTGAAGCTTTTGCCTCAAAGTCTGCCAACTTTTCTGAATCTGTTCCAAATACCTGCATTGCTTTTGACATATCAGATATTCCGGCGGCAGATGCAAGAGCTTTTTTCTCAAATCGCGACAGATCTGAAAACTGGCGACCCGATAAAGAAATACTTTGCTGAAGCATTTTAATTCTGTCTTCTTCGGAAGCATTAAGCATTTGAACGGAATTTAAATAATCTCCCCCCAAGATGGAATTTAATCGCCCAACAGATTCAGCCGCTCCGTCATATGTATCAAATTTTGAAGAAATATTTATCAATTCGGAAATAGCCAATCCAGTCGCTTGTGATTGCGCCGCCAAACCTTTAAATACTTTAATTGCCCTTTCATTTGTAAAGGCAGCCAATGTCGACATTGCAGGGCCAAATTCAGACATAACCTTTTTGGTCATATGCGGACCTAATGCTGTACCGACAGCAAAGAGTTCTCTTTGTAGAGCGCCGGCCTCACTTCCAGTTAAGCCCATTGCCTTTGTTGCAATGTTTAAGTTACCAGTAATATCAACACCAAACTTGCTAAAGCCGGCGGTAAGCAATGACAATTCTTGTCGTGTCGCTGAACTAACCTCTGAAAAAGCTACCATACTTCCGGCTAACTTGCTAAAACCTTCTGCTGCCTCGCTTAATGACAAGTTTGCTCCGGCAGCGGCTTGCATCGTATCAGCTAAGCCTTGATTATATGCAGTTACACCACCGGTTACTTTAGCCAGACCCGCTCTTTGATTGTCGTATGCAACTGCTGCATCGAAAGCCATTTTCACAACCTTATCCATTAAAAGGTTTCCAATAGCTTGTCTATTTTGCAGAACCATTGAGATTTCATTAAGTTTGAGTTTTTCTGCTATGAATTTTCCAGTTGCTTCGGAGGCATTTTTTTGGAACTTGATGTTTGCGTCTAACTGCGCATTGGCTTCTTTTTGAAGCTTTAAAGCCTTAACCTCTTGAATATAATCCTTGCCTTTGAGTTCCAGCATCTTCTTTTGAAGCAGCAGAAGAGCATCAAGTTTTGATTGTTCTTCACTCGTGAGTGGTTCTTTCTGCTTGTATAGATCGATTTCTGTTTCCAGTGCTTTTAATTTTGCTTTATATTGATCATCTGTCAGTTTAAGGAGTTTTATTGCTTCTTCTTGTATTTTGATGTCTTGAGCCTTGATTTCATTTTCTTTTAGCTTGGCATCATACGTCAAACCAGATTGTCTAGCCAGTTCTGCTTCTAACTCTAACTCTAACTTCTTGGCTTCAATTCTACGATATATTGCGGCAGTTTCATCTTCAATTATTTTTTTCTTTCTTGGAGGATCTGGTTGTCCACCCCCAGTTCCATCATCATCCTGCCAAAATATGCGTATGGGCATCCAATCAAACATAAGTGTTTGTTCTCCGTAAATACAGTTCTACACAATAATTAGAAAGGAAAAGAATTTATCTTTATTTTGCGCTGGCTTTTTTAATTTCTTCCGCCTCATCTTCAAGTTGTTTTGTAAGGCGTTTAAGAAACCATCTGCGAATTGTAACAGGAAGGTTATATGCTTCGAAAAATGACCATCCTCCGTGGTATTTTAAAAGAAACAACTCTTCATACACACTTTGGATATAGTCGTTACTTAGGCCAAAAAAAGTCGGAGGTAAGAGGAACCTCCAAGTCCTCATCGAAACCGCACGACTGACATTCAAAATTTGCCCTAAGATAAGCATTTGGGTTTACTTTTTCATAAACATATCTTAAAAATCTAGAATCTGAAATGGGCATATTTTCAGAGAAATAATTAACAACTTTTGGATCACTGTTTCCATTTGCAGAGACCAACATCAGTTTAAGTTGCTGAGTAGCAAATTTATCTTCTTTGCTATTCTTTTTCGTCATATCTTTTACTAATATCTTTTCTTCATGCCCAGTAAGAAGTTTGATTACACATTCAACTTTTGTTGCAGGCAAAGTTACTGAAAATAAACCTTCTCCAAGATCTTTCACTTGTTCAGATTCTTCAAATTCTTTTTCGCTTTCTTTAAGATGTGTGCATTCGTTCAAGTCGAACTCTTCTGATTGTTCTTCATTACATTTGGGACAAGTAACAGAAGCTTGATACCAACTTCCATATCCAGATATTCTGGCTTGGATTAAGATGGCATTCTTATCCCCGGTTAAAAGAGAATTTATTTTCAATCTCTTGTCTAAAATTAAACTTTGAACTAAGCGATCTAAAACAATGCCTTTTTTAATTAAGTTGGGAGAACTAAGAATATCCTCGTCTTTTGCAGTCATAAATCTAATTTCAATAGAATCTTGATTATGCAAGGGGTGCCCCTCATCATAATACTGACCCTTTGAAGGTAGATCGACGTGCATTGTAGGAACTGAAAAATTTAGTGGATCTTGAATATTATTTGAAATTGCGGGGCTGTCTTGATTAGGAGCCGCCCCAAGCCGCTCCTCGTTATTTCTAACTGACATCTAACACCTCATTGGTTTCTATGATTTTGGTCTATTGCCGAATGGGAATCTATCTCCAGTTAAGCCTTTTGAAACTGCTTTTTGCTGCGCTGCTTCTTCGGCATCTGGGAGCGTTCTATATTGGCTATCAGTCGCGCCTACAATATCTGCCCAATCGTAACGAACAGTAAAAGTTACATCCAAGATATTATCTGCTTCGTAGTCAAACTCGGGACCAAAAGTAATCTTTTGAATAAATGGATTATGAAAAATGTATGTTTCCAAAGTTCTTCCATCTGCGTCAAGTTGTTGCACGTCCAATCCGCCCAAAGCTGCAACTGCTCTTGCTTTTGTAACGCCACTGGCTTTTGCATTATTGAGACCATCTGGGAAAGCATATCCGGAAGCATAAATTACGTCCTTTAGAGCTAACACTGCGTTATCGTGTTCTGCTGATGCGCCATTTCCAGCAATATCAATAACAGATACATCAATAGTGTTCCAAGTGACAGGTCCGGGATAGTAAAAAGTGTGTCCTAGAATTTTATGCTCTTTTTCCGTGGTTGTCCACTCAGGACGAGCTACTTTTTTCACTTGATACGAGTGGAGAACATCGCCATTTGCGATGTTTGCTACCCATCTAAACTGCCTTTTGGGCTCAATGTGGCTCATATGCCAAAATTCATTACTCATTTATAATAGTCTCCTATGCTTTACTATTATATAGTTTTATTTAAAGTTTATTCAGGAAATTCTGCCCCTGTTTGTGTGATAATAAAGTCAAGTGCAATGAACTCAATAGATCTTGCAGGTTTCACAAAAAGTTTGGCATACAAGATATTTTGGTCAACCAAATCAGGTGTCGTAGTTGTTCTATCTAGAACAAACTTGTAATCTACGAGTCCAAGACCGTCTTTAACTTCTTTGAGAATTGAATTTGCTTGTTTGCTAAATCCTCTCCAAGTTTGCTCTACGTTTTGCTCAAACAAGGTGTTTCTTGCAACTCCACCGATTTGTCGCTTAAGATAAATCATCAAGCGTCGAACGTTGATTCTATCCAATGCGCTTCTTTCGATTTGAAGTGTTTTCTGTCCAAAGACAACAACACCTTCTGCTGGGAAGTTAGCAATTGGGTTGATACCATTTTCGTAAAGTTCATCTCTTTCAGAAGAAGTCAATCTGTCTTTTGCATTTAGAACTCTAAGTCCAACTGAACCATCTGACAATCCACCTCTTTGGAATCCTGCGGGAGCGAACCAAACATCTGAAGTTTGCTTAACTCTTCCGAACACGCCCATCATTGCAACTGTTGGGGGAACCGCAACAACTGAGTTGCTTCTTGGGTCTGTAATATCAACCCAAGGATAGAAGGTTGAGGCATAACTGTGAATCACATCTGAAAGATTATTTCTTCTGTGGTCAATTGCTCCTGACACCGTTCCTCTATTGGCATCTGCTGCGATATTAGCTGGTGTTATATCCTCCAAAGGTCTGTATCCTGAATCTACGTCCAAGAGAGCCAAAGCATCCCCTCTTTCTAGGCAATTGTTAGCCAATGTTTTATTCAACGTTGCATTGACAATTCCCGGAATGGCAGCCAAGTTGAAATCCAAGAATTCAGGATCTCGAAGCATTCTAACAGCTTGAAGGACTGAGAAATAAGCATAGTTTCCAACACCCTCGGCGGCATCAGTGGTTCCAACGTTAGTAATTGAGAAGGGATTTTTCTGCTTGATGTCGACACCATCGAAACCTGCATGCATTGGCATTGTGAAAGCGTTGAATCCTGCATCCAGAATCGTTTTCCAGCCTTCGTTGTTGCTATAAAATTTGTTTGGAGTTACATAGGGACCAGTTGTTTTATACCATACCCCAGTTGCTGTTACCGATGTTGACGCGGCTCTTCTACCAGAGACATAAGCAGCGTCTTGTTTCCAACCGCCGGTTGAACTCGATAACTGATGAACGTCATCCAGAGAAAATGCGAATGTGTGCTCGGTTCCTTGACCGGAAACAACATCCCAAGAATTGTGACCGTTGTCCAGAGGATAAGCAAAATCTTTAATCCCATCTGTTGGGAATCGACCTGCATCTGTAAATGAAGTTCGAACTCCAAAGTAAGCATTTTTTGAAACACCTCTAGTGGCGTTTGAAGCCGTCACTCTCAATACATAGTCTGGCCACAAGAGCGAACCGGTAAATGCTTGATCTCCGGCGGACTTTCCTGCTATTTCGTCACTAACAGCAATTGAAGAACTATTATAAGATTCGTCGTCATAAGCGTAGGAGCTTCCATAAGCTACATAGTTAGTATCTGGAACAGTGGTTTTAGACCCTGAAACGATTTGAAATTTATTTCTTCTTGCTGGTCCCATGAAACCAAAGGGAAGTAGTTTCGGATCCGCACCCCCTGCTTTTACACTAGCATGTAATTCCACACGAATATAGTTCGATCTATTTGGGTAATCTCCATAAACTTCTACTTTACTATTGGTGTAATTCCATTTGATATATTGATCTCCAATTTCTCTCCCAATAAATTTAGGCGATCTTGGATTTAAGTTAACGCCTTCAAAAGATTCCAAGATAACCGGATTATCATCTGTGTCTGTCAAGGCTCGGACTTCAACATTGAATGTTCCATAAGGATCAGCATCTTGGTCTAATTTGGTATAATTTACGTTTGAAATTGAAATTTTAATATTTTTCGAAGCCCAAGAACCCTCAGTCAATCCACAAATTCTAAAAAGCTTTTGAGGCGTTACATTAAGGGGATCAAAACTGGCGGCAGCATTTGTATCTTGCGCAAAAACATATCCAGTTTTTGCTTCTTGAAACTTAAATCTATAATTCGCTTTATCATTAACTCCGGCGTTTGTCAGAGGAGTTATGAAAGCCAAAGTTGCAGTTTCGCTTCCTGTTTTAGATTTTACATAGCCTTCAAAAGTTTCTCCAAGCCAATAGTAGAGAAGCTCCGCAGAGTCTGTTTGGCTAGAATTAGTCAAAATCGCACTAGTGTTAAAGGCTTTTCGAATAAAGTTTCCAGCCGCTGGATCCATCTTGACTGTTACGTCTCTTTTATACCCACCAACATTAGCGGTAAATCCGGGCATTGAAACAGAAGACGTGATTCGTAATTTCAATTCAGCGGACATCATATCACCAGAAAATTCACACAATTGTTTAGAGACATAAGTTGAGCCATTATAAACAAGAGGCATAGATCCTGAATCTACATAAAATACGGCTGCCAAAGAGCCTGTTCCAAAATTACCGGCTGCTCCGGAAGGGATCAACCAGAGACCATAAGCTCCGCCGTTGTCTGCCAAAGTGTTTGAAGCAGCGGTATTCGTTGTCGTCCAGCCTGCTTTTCCATCCGTAGTTGCATTTGGATGCTGATCTCCACCCAGTCTTATAAATGTCACAGGTGCTGAATTTCTAAGATACGCTAAAGCGGCATATGCGCCATAATCAGGTGCTGTTCTGTTCTCTCCTCGCCAAAGATCAGTATCAGCAAATCCGCCCGGTGACGGTGAACCAAAAGTTCTGATAAAATCATCTTCAGAACCTAGAATAACTGGTTTAAGCATTGGTCCGTGATTAGCCCGACCCACAATAACTGGACCTACTTCAGCCTCAACTGGGACGTTAATAACACTTTCGTCAATCTCTTCGATTCTCACACCGGGAGATTTAAACCTAAAATTTTTAGCAGACATGTATTTATCTCCTATACATAATTAAACTTTTACTTATAA